CAGTTAACGTGGCGATAAATGGCGTTGAAAGTCGAGCGGGACACTAGCCGCCGGTCGTCAAGGTCGAAGAATGATTCATCGTCTTGGACGTAGGCCCACTTTCCCCACCAGTCGGCCTTGTCGATCCGGCCTAGCTCGCGCTGTTCGACTGCCTTGATCGTCGCAGCGGCGGCGTCGGGGAACGCGGGCGTAGGGTTCAGCTTCTCAGCAACGCCCTGCATAATGGTGGCGATCAGTTCAGACCGGAACCCGTGCGCGTGCCGGGGGCCACCCTCGGCGGCGACCCATGCGAGGAACGCTTCCGAGCCCCAGTCTTGGCAATGCCCATGGAAGCAGGCAAACGCGCGTGAGGTGGGCAGGTAACGCGCGCCGATCTGGCCGTCCGAGTGCTCGGCGCTGTTGGGGCACTTGACGCCCCACCAGCCGCTGCTATTTCCACGCTCCAGCACCTCGCCGCGACCGGCCAGCCACTCGACAACATCATCAGGCGCGGCGTCAACAGCAATGGTTTGCACGCTGCCGTTGCCGTGGTCGGCGGGCGTTACTTGGAGCGCCTCGCAGATTCCCTCTAAGGTGTATTCGCGCTCAGGGCGGAACTCGGCCAGCCGGGACGCGAAGCCGTTCTTGTGGTTAACTGACCCCGGCAGTCGGAAGTTTCTGACCGGGTTGATCGCGCCGGGGTCGGTGTAGCCAGCGGCGGCGATGGCGAGAATCGCAGCGGCAAATTCATGTTTGGTGGGCTGTTCGCTGAACGTGTAGCCCCATTGGTAGTTACCCTCGCTGGTCTCCATGATCCAAGTCGGCGGCAACTCAGGCGCGCGGCTCTTAGTGCCGATGTCGTCCAGCACCATGACCAAAACGTGTTCGATATTCGCGCTGCTGGCCGAGACATGACCATCGCGGAAGCGGTCGATGATAAAAGAGCCTGTATTTCCATACCAAGCACCGCCAGGCGTGTACTTGCGGGGCAGAAAAGCCGGGTAGGTAAACCTTTCGCCTTTTGGTTTTTGCTTGACGATCAGGAAAGTCTCGCCTTCGCCAGCGAGTGAACTCAGGTAGTCGATCATTTAACAGCCTCGGGATTATGCGTGTGAATTTTTGACGCGGCAACGGCGTACGCTTTCGCCGCATCGCAAATGTTGTCAAAACTACCTAAATACTTTTTTCTGTAGTTAACATTAATGTACGCGTCCCATTTGTTTCGGCGTTTATCTCTTGAAACACCCCTGTAGCCGCTAGAATTTGCGGCGGACAATTTTGAATTCTGAATGTTTTGGCTAACAGTAACTTGGCGCAAATTTTCTATGCGGTTGTCAAGCGACTCATGATTAATATGGTCAATGTGCAAAATAGGCTCGACACCGTAAACATAAAGCCATGCAAGCCGATGTGCAAAATAGTGTTTGTGTGAAATAGTAATCCGTAAATAACGATGGCCTTTATTAGACCCGGCTAATTTGCCTGTACTGCGCCACGTAAACACGCCCGTCAAGGGACAGTAATGCAACAGCTCTTTTAGCCTATCTTGATTCATTGATTTCTCTCCGCGACACTCCCAAAAAGAAAACAGCGGCAGGCGGGGAGTACGCTTTTCGTCTGGCTCATGACTTCCAGACTAGCCGTGTTTGTGCTCAACTGTACCGGGTAGACACCGCGCCCGCAACCGCTAACGGCAAACCTTTTGCCCACTCTGGCGCTTCACACATGATCTCTTGCACGCGCTGCGCCACGCGGTCTTGTTCAGCTTCGTCGCACTCTATGAGCGCCTCGTCGTGTACGTGCCCAATAGTCTCAAGGCCTTCACCGTCCATCCTTCGCAACGAATGGCGCAAGATGTCATGCGCTACTGCTTGAGTACAGTTTTCAACCGCAATCCCGTACCAAAGTTTTGCGCGCGGCCATTCTTTCGCGTCCTGCGCTGGCTTCCACGCGGATTTTGCGTATGAAATTTCCCCGTCTTCTTCAAAACGCGCAAATGGGTAGCACAAGACGCGGCCTGACGGAAGCGCGTACCACAAGTGATGTCGGTCGTACATGTACGTCACACGGTTCGCCGTAAACGTATGCCCTGGATGCCGCATAGCTCGACGGTAGGCTTCTTCCGCCCGCTGCCACATGCTCTGCGCCCAAGGATTCGCGCGTCGCCAAAGATTTACGATGCGCTTCGCCTCAGAATCTGAGAACTTGAGCCCGTAACCTTTAGCCATTGCAGCCAGAGCGCCTACTGATCCCCCAAAACCGCACGCGAGAATCGCCACTTTGGCTTGCTGGCGTTGGTCGGGGGATACTTCAGTTACGTTGAACATGGCACGCGCAGTAGCAACGTACATGTCCTCACCGCGCCGAAATACGTCAAGCGTATCCTCACCGTGTTCACTCAACCACGGTAAGACGCGCGCTTCAATGGCGCTCCAATCGTAGTTGACCAGTACCCGCCCCGGCGACGCTATGATGGCAGGCCGCAGCATACCCTTCAGCACGTCGGTTACGCGCTTGCCAAAAACAGGAACGATCTGACCGTTCTTGCATATAACATCGCGGACAGCTTCAGGGTCTTTTGCTGTTTTGCGAGACAGATTGTGTAATTGAATTCCATACGACGCCGCGCGCCCCGTAGCCGAACCCCCAGCAAAAACAAATGCACCTCTAACGCGGCAATCCTCAACGTCGGCAATTTGTGCGAACCTCGCAAATTTTGCTACTGAAGACGAAAAAAGATCATCTGCTGATTGGATGACCTCGCGCACATCCGAGTCAAGATCGGTGTTGAGCAAGTTGGCGCGCACGGTCTTGTCGATGGACTTCTTACCCTCGACCATCATCAGTTTCTGGCCTTCTTCGTCCAGACGCTCGAAGACCCACTCCCTCATTTTCGGTGAGCGCACAGTCGGCACAGCGCCGCCCGTCACCTCGACGACGATCTCCTGTATGTCCTTGACCTCCTGCGCGGCGTACCGCACAGCACCGCGCGCCAGCGGTACATCGACCAGTACGCCACGATCGTTGATGCGTTCGTTGACATGGTAGTCGAGCAGTTCGTCGGCGGTCAACTGGCGCAGCCCGGTGCTTATGGCGCGCATCGCCCGAACGTCCTGCTCGCAATAGGCATACAGTTCCGGCAGGAGCGCGGTGTTGAACGGCGGGATGCAGCATTGCCGAACCAGATGCGCGCCCCGGTGATCCTTCCGCATCGACGCGCCGTAAAATCTTCCCACATCTTCCAGCGAACCAGGCGCGCAATTCGACCTAGCCTGCGTGGCGGTGCAGTAGAACTGTTCTAGTTTGAATTCGATCTGTAGGACGTACCAGAAGATCAGCCGCTCAAAGGCCGCGTTGTGCGCCCTGATCTGGCCGGTGAAGTTGGTGACCTGTACAGGAAACGGACGTTCAGGTGTCCATGTCTGTACAGGTTCATCGTCGAAAGCGTAGGACATACACAGCACCTCTGTGCTGGCGTCCTGCGCGTAGTTGTAAACGCCTGCGATTTTTAGGTCGCAGGCGCTACGGGTTTCAAAGTCAACCCAAAGGATCATAGAGAGCAAACCCGGCAAGTTGGGGCGTTACCGTCGCCGCGAATCTTGCGCCCGCTTTCAAACTCAACAGCCAGTTCTTTGAGCGAAGCAGGCCAGTTGTCGCGCTGCGGGGATCGAAACGTGTGGCCGAGTTTCTCTTCGACCGCCACACCGCGCGCGTACTCTTCTGGGTAGTCGCGCCAGAGGTCGCGCCACTCACCCAGCCGCTGATACGGACACACGGCGCAATCGGTGCGCTTTGGGATGGTGACATCGCGCGAGGCCAGATACTTCCAAACATCAGCCTCGTTCCACCCCCACTCTCGCATGGGAAACCTGATCTTCATGTCTTCGCCGTAGATACCGCGCCGCGCCTCTTCGTCAGCGCGCAGCCCCACATACAGTACCGACCCGTCAGGAAGCGATTCGAAGTACTTGATCGTCGGCTCGATCTTCAAGATGCGCGTACACCATCTGGCGCGAAAGTTGGGCAGCATCTGCATCTGGTCGATCAACCCGTACAGGTCAGTCGTGTGGCCTACCTTCTTGATTGGCAGGCCCAGCAGGCGCTCCAGTTTCTCCCAATGCGCGACCATCTCTGGAAGTTCATTGCCGGTGGCGTTGCAGATCAGTTCGTACTCGCGCGGCTCGACTTCCATCAAACGCAACGCAAGTGCGGTGGAATCTTTGCCACCGCTCAGTCCAATAACGTGCTTCATAGGAAGAAGGGGCCGAAGCCCCCACCCTTTACTCAGCGATGGCCCGACGACGACGGGCAGGCGCTTCCGGTTCAGCCTTAACTTCGCCCTCCATGCCAATCCACTTCTTCACATCGAACAGAGGCGTGTAGATGCGACCGTAGGACTTGTGAACGTAGTGTTCCTTGCCCAGCGACACAACAGGCACAGGTGACTCGGGGTTCGTGTCCACGCGCTCGGCGATCTTCACGCCCATCGCCTGCACGGCGCGCTTGCCGCCAACCGAAGTCACGGTATAGCGCACTTCCAGACCCTCATCTTCTCCGGACAGGCACTTCATGCTCAGCCCGACCTGTTCCTCCCACCCACGCTTTGCGCCGGGAGGCGCGGCTTCGAGTTCTGGCAGCGGCGACGTGATGCTGACCATCTTCTCGCCGAGAACCTCGCCTTCACCCCAAGCGATGAACCCGTGGACGAAAGAGAACGGATTCACCGCCCACAGGGAACCGGCATCGACCTCGGTCTGGTCTGCGCCGAACACCCAATGACCCGTCTTATCCATTTTCAAGATGGCGACGCCCGTTGCGGCGGCAGGGGCCAACGTGCGGAGAGCGGTGGCAATGGTGGCGATAGAACCGTTTTGGACTACTGGAAACATGATTGTTTATCCTTGAAGTTTAGTGAGGGCCGACTTCAGTTGCGACCCGAGTTGCATGACTTGCGGCCGTGGATCATCCACGTCTGCAAGCGTAACGCCCGAACTGACGGCGGCGGTCGAGCCTTCCGGCAGCGCAAGTTTCAGTTTCTTCAACTTCTTCTCGACGACTGCTGGACTGCACATTTTCACCTCGACCAGTTCAGACTCTGGAAGGTGCGCGAGAAGCAGCGCCTTGGCTGCGTCCTCGTTCACCCATGATCGTGTGGCCCTTTTAGCGACCAACTTGTAGCCAGGCACTTCGACGCCTGACTCCAGCATTTGAAACGCCAGCGCGCGGAGGTCGGTGATCCACCCTTCGAGCGCGTCAGCGGTCTTCAAGTATTCACCAATCTGAGCGGCGGGTAAAGCAGCAATCTGCGCTGCCCGAACCCGATCCACCTCGCCGGTCATCACGGGGCAGACAGGTTTGGCCGCACACCACTTGCACCACTTGCCAGCCGCCAGCAGGGCGTTGTCGGACTTCGCTTCCTTAACGGCGCTGACCAACTGCTCCTCAAAACGGTCAAGCCGTTCCGGCGTGGTTTCCCAAATCTTGATGCCTGGTGGCTGTACGATGGCAACAAGCACCTTCGTAGCACCCTTGAAGACCCATTTCGTCAGATCAGTACGCCGCGCCGCGCAAGCGTAGAACAGCCCTTGATAGTTCTCCTCGGCCTCGACCATGACGCCGCTGCCAAACTTCCAGTCCAGCACGATGGCCGTATCGCCCAGCCGACCCAACAGGTCGGCGCTGCCGAACACCCCCGGCAGCAGATCGCCGAAGCCGACGCGCTGCTCGACCTCGTAGTCCATCTGGTTGTCGGGGTCGATGCTGTTGAGCAAGCGCATGGCGGGCAGCAGCTTCTCCTCAACCAATTCCTCGGTCAAGGTCTGGCCGTTGTAGGTGCGTCCGATCATGTCGCGCGCACTCTTGACATTCAAGTTCAGCAGATCAGCGATGCAGTCGTGCAGCAGGGTGCCTTCGTCGGCGTAGCTGCTGGACTCTTTCGGTGGCATGGTTGCCACCAGTTTGACCGAACCGGGGCAGTTGATGACGCGCTCGGCGGTGCTACCGCCAACGATATTAGAGTGCTTCATCAGTCTTTTCCTCGAAGGTGAAGGTGGCGTTCGGAGCGTAGGTGTACGTCTCCATCATGACCGTGTTGAACTCAGCCTGCGGGAACTGGCGCTGCGCCCAAGTGAGCAAAATGTCGTTGATTTCTTCGGGAGTGATGGTGAGTTTCATTGTTTGCCTTTAGTGGTTACGGGTGACTGACCCGCCACGCTATGTTAGCATCGCCGCATCCCAAGTCAACAACTTTTTTATGCTTGAACGTGACATAGAGCGATACCTAGTGAAACGTGTTGAGGCGTGTGGAGGCAAGGCGTACAAGTTCGTTAGCCCCGGCAGGGCCGGTGTAGCCGACAGAATTGTGTGTCTTCCCAACGGCGAGACATGGTTCGTCGAGATCAAAACAACAGGCGGTCGGCTGTCTGCCTTGCAAAAAGTTTTTGCCGAAGATATGATGCGCCTCAACCAGCGATACATTGTTGTCTGGAACAAGGAGCAAGTTGATGAGTTTACGGCCCTACCAAAACCTTGCGGCTGACTTCCTGTACGGGCGCGACCGCGCCATGATCCTCGCGCCCGTGGGCGCGGGCAAGACCGCCATCACGCTGGCCGCGATGCGCGACATGGCCCGCAAGTTCTTGGTCGTCGCCCCGAAACGGGTGGCCGTGTCGGTCTGGCCGACCGAAACAAAGAAGTGGGCACCGAACCTGTCGGTGGCTGTGTGCGTCGGCACGCCAGCGCAGCGGCTGAAGGCGCTGATGGAAGACGCTGACATCACGGTCACCAACTACGACAACTTGCAATGGCTGTCGAACAATATGCGCCCGTTTGACGGGATCGTGTTTGACGAACTCACGCGGCTGAAGAACCCCTCCGGCGCGCGGTTCAAGGCGCTGCTGAAAGTCATCGACCCGATCCAGATCAGGTGGGGCTTGACCGGATCGTTCACCTCGAACGGTCTGGAAGACGTATTCGGCCAATGCAAGATCATCGATCAATCCCTGCTGGGCCGCAGCAAGGGTGCGTTCCAGCAGCAGTACTTTGTCCTGATCAACAAGGAATTCGGCCAATGGGAGCCGCGCGTCGGGTCGCTCAAGTTGGTCATGGAGCGCATCAAACGCGCCACGTTCGTATTGGAGCCTGGCGAGTACGCCGACAAGTTGCCGCCGCTGCACACCGTGGACGTTGACTGCGAGATGGATATGCTGGATTACAAAGAGATGAAGAAGGAGATGGTGCTGCGCTACGGTGACGACCGCGCCATCGCTGCCAACGCCGCTGTGGTCACGGCCAAGTTACAACAACTGGCGTCAGGGTTTGTGTACACCGAAAGCAAAACGACGGTACACACTTCGCCACACAAGTTCGACGCGCTCGACAATTTATTGCAAGAAAATCAACGCGCCAATACAATAGTTGTTTACAATTTCCAAGCGGAGTTGGAAGAACTTCAGCGCCGCTACCCGAGGGCCAGAACCATCGACGGGTCTATCGATGATTGGAATGACGGGAAGATAGAACTGCTGCTGATCCACCCCAAGTCAGCGGGGCACGGGTTGAACCTTCAGCACGGCGGCAGCAAGATCGTGTTCTTCTCGCTGCCGTGGTCGTTGGAGTTGTACGAGCAGACGGTGGGGCGACTGCACCGCAGCGGTCAGCGCCATGATGTCTGGTGTTACCGCATGACTACCAAGGGCACCGTGGACGAGAAGATCGCGCGGGCGTTGCAAGACAAGCGGTCGGTGTCAGACATTGCAATGGAGGCGTTGAAATGAAAGCGAAGTTGTTTGCCGCGAAAGCGGAACTGAGGATCAGGCAGCGGCAGTTGAACGCCGCTCAACGTGGTTATGAGAAAGTACTAAGGACAATTGATGGAATCACTAGAAAATTGGAGGGTGTTGAACCAACACCTAAACACGTTCGACGAGCCGACGGTGCTGGCGATGTTGGAGCACGAGATCAAGAACCGCCGCAGGGCGATGTTCTTGCAGAGACTTCACCAGAGGTACAACGCCCTGCGCGTGTCGCGGGAGAGGATTGAGTTGTTGGGTACGGCGAGGTCGGTATGAAGTGGAACGTGGGGACACCACCTACCTCTGGCTGGTATGCGGCGCGGTTTGCGCGGGACACTACACAAGGTTGGAACAACTCTTACCGATGGTGGGATGGCAGGCTGTGGTCATGGCCTGCCTTTCCTCATGAGTCAGCGGTCAAGGCTGGCCGGTGGGCGTCTAAGAAAGAAGTAAAGGGTTACAACAGCGAAATCATCTGGGGGACAAAATGAGTGACCTACGCAAAGCAGTGCAGACGGCGTTGGAGGCATGGGATCGGTCACGACAATGGCCGTTTCCTACCCGCCCAGACAAAGAGTTTGACGCCCTCCGCGCTGCCCTCGCGCAGCCTGAGCGCAAGCCGCTGACGGAAGATGACATTGAGTTGGCTTACCGAGAAATTTGGCGAGACTTGTCAGATGGCTTTAGCCACACTTCAGTTGAATGGATTGAGGCAGGTATTCGCTACGCTGAAAAAATGCATGGGATTGAGTGACTTTAGGAGAATTATCAATGAGCGATAAATACCACCGCACAATGCAGTCAGCTTTTGGCCCGTATACGTCAAACCACATTGACGAAGACCCAGACCCTGCTGAGTCGTGGACATTCTGGTTGGCCGTAGGGGTTACGATCTTGCTGGCCACCCTGATCGTGTGGTTGCTGATATGCTGATCTTTAGACGTTGTATGTTAGTGGCGATGCTGACCGAAGACGCGCCGCCAGAGAAGCACGAAAGCATTGTGCTGGGGGCGTTGGCCGCGATTGGCTACACCGTGCCCACGCCTATTCCTAAAGGCGACCTTGTGGCGCTGACCCTTTACATAAGGAACTATGCCCATGAGTACGGCAAACGAAGAACAGATTGACGGATCGCATTACAAAGATCGCACGATTCAACCGTGGGACTACATCGTTCAGAACGACATTCCGTATCTTGAAGGAAACGTCATCAAGTACGTTTCACGCTGGCGATCCAAGGGCGGCATGACCGACTTGTTGAAGGCGCAGCACTACCTCACAAAACTAATCGAGACAGAACATGAGCGAATTGGAAGCGTTGCGGCTGCTGGTGGAGCAGCAAAAGGCTGAGATTGACGCGCTGCGGGCTGACCTGAAAACCGTACTGAAAGCCTGGCGTGATCAAATGTCCTGAGTGCGGCAGGCACGCTAAGGTGCTGGATTCGCGGGTTCGTCTCGAATGGCGATACCGGCGTTTTGAGTGCCAGAATGGGCATCGATGGAACGCTCTGGAACGCAAACCAGAAACTGACCCTGCACCTCACACCGCCACAGACCATCTTCCTCAAGAGGACTAACGCAGCCTGCCAGCAGGAGCAGAATCAGCCGCACATCTTGAGCGCGGTGACGCGGACTTCTTCAACCCGGCGCTCCCAACCTTTGCCAAACGTGGGCCATGTTGACCGGCCTTTGAGAAACTCCAGCCGGATCGCGCTGTACTTGTCGATCAGCATTTGGGGGTTGGTCAACAGCACTAGCTTCAGCGTCTGCTCGCCGATTGCGCCATCGGCAACGGCTGCGACGGTGGTTTGTAGCCACTTGGCTGCGCGAGACACACCGCTGTTGACGGCAGCGTCAAACACGCAATAGTCCACGCCAGACGGCAGCTTGTCGCCCTTGACGCGATCCCAATACATCTCGCGGTACAGCGGTGCAACCTTGGCTGGCGTGAGTGCCTTCATGTTTTCTTCTGTAACTGTGCGGTCAATCCAATCTTCCCAGACGGCTTGCGTCACGCCGAGGTTGGTAGCGCCGCCTGGGTCGGACGGATGATTGACGAAACCGCCTTCGTGCTTGAGCAGCTCGGCCAGACTTTTCTCAAAGTTTGTGTTCACTTGTCATCCCGGCCCATTTTAATTCCAGCAATCGTGCCGACAAACGCCCCGACTATCATATTGAACGCTGGCTCCATGATTTTGAAGATGGCTTGGTTGTCTACTCGCTCATCAAAAAAAGCATACAGACAAACAAAGGCAGTTGATACCAACACCACCGCCAGCGAAATGCAGCAGACAACGGTGATCTGATCGCTGACTTTCATTTCTTGTCTTTCTCTTTGCTGCCGATACTTGAGCCAAACCAGAAATTAAGCATTGTTGCCACGACAGTCCCCAATATGAAACCAAGAATGGTGTCGGCGAACCGGACGTTCTGCTCTGGGATTACGCTGAACGTAATGAAGCCAATGTACACCGCCGCAGCAATGCTCCAGAACGAGGTCAAGTACATCGTGAACCGCTTGCTAAACACATCCGACTGCTGGAGCGCAGCGATCTGCATAGCCCGAGCGTCAGCGGTGTTGGCGTAGTCGGCCCTGATCTTTTCCAAATCAATCTGCGCCAGCTTCAACGCGGCGTCTGGGTCTGCCTTGACGGCCTGCGTCACCGCCTCGACGGTATCTTCTACTCCCAAACGTCGAGCAATAGCTGATACAGCAGCGCCCCCCAAGGGGCCAGCAACAGCAGTTGCAAGAGCGGGTGCAATGCTGCCAAGCAGTCGGAGCAGTTCATTCACTTGTCTGCTTTCCCGTCAATCCGGTCAAACAACTTGGTCAGCATCTCTTTGATTTCGCGGATGTCGTCCTTGTAGTCATCACGCACCACATACGTTCGCGGAAGTTCTTCGCGCAGCTTAGCAAGATCAGCTTTCAGTTCCTTGACCGCTGCCCACATTTCGCGGGCGAACCAACCCAACACGCTTGCTGATACCCCAAGGGCAAGGTTAATCAGGTCTTGTGAGTTCATTCAAGGATCAGCCTGTTGGTGGGTGCGGGAGCCATCTGATTCTTAATGGCAGCGCGTGTCTTCGGGCCTTGTGCGCCCGACCGTGTAGGCCGGGGGCCACGCATATTTTCTTCCATAGCATCGAGGGCGTCCAGCAGTTCATCGCGGGACTTTTCAGCACTACGTCTAGCTTGCGCCGTTTGCGCGCGCTGGGCGATGTCGTCAAATGCTTGGGCTTTTTCGCGCGCTTTCTGGGCGGCCCCCGCAGCCCACTCCCGATCCATGATCTTGCCCGCGATTTGGGCGTCAGACATACCTTTGAGTTCTGGCGCGGCAGTAGCAAAGTCAATCTTGGTCTTGTTCCACGCTACTTTTTCAGCGGCGGTGAGGTCAAAATTACGGCCCGCAGTAACTTTTTCTGCCGCCGTTTTGAGCGCCATGCCGAAGTCTGAGAACGTAGCTGGCGTCGCGCCTTTGATGCCTGCGCTGGCACTAACCAGCCGCCCCGTGATCGGATCGAGGTCAAACAGTTGCCCTGCGCCTGTAGGCGCGCGCGCTGCGGCCTCTGCCGCCGCCTGTTGAGCTTCGGCTTGCTGGCCTAGCGTGCGGGACATACCGGCAGCACGGCCACGTTCTTGCGCCAGCATATTCAGCGTGGATTCGGCGCTGGGCGCGGGCAAAGCATTACGCATTTCCGGCGCAACGGGCGTTACTCGCGGCGGGTATTGATTTGGCTGCGCCACAAAGTTAGGCTTGTACTGCGCGTCAAGAACTTCTACCGGCGCTTCGTAAGGGACGACGGCGCGGTTCTGCGGGATCGGTTGCATAGATGTAGCCAACTGATTGATTGGCAGGCGCGCATCACTCAGGTTCAAACCCGCTTGGTAGCCAGGTGAAGCCATGCGGTTAGCCGCATACGATTGGGCTAACTTACCTCCAGTAGCACCTAAAACAGAACCTAACGCGGCGCTGATGTAGTCTTGCCCTAGCGTGTAGCCAGCAAGACCACCCAACGTACCCGCCGCGCCAGTACGGCCAACCGACAAAGCCTTAGTCCACGGAGAAGCCGCTTTGTTGGTGAACGCTTCTGGAAAGTTACCCGCAATACGACCGAGCGAAGCAATGTCGCCGGTCAGAGCGTTATCCTTACCGGTGACGCGCGCTAATTTTTGAACATCAACCATGCCCGTATTGAAGTCCGTCGCGGCTTCGTAGGCATATGTCCTAGCCATTTTTTGCCGCGCGTCGCGGAACTGGCCCAACAGTTTCGGGTTAGAAATGTTGGACTCAATCATGGACTCCAGCGCGTTGGCTACGGCTAAATTGGTGTCCGCAACATCAATCGCAGGTAAGTCTGCGTTTTTGTTGTTGTAAATTTTGCGCGCGCGTTGGCGTAAAGTTCTTACGTTGTTGAGCAGTTGCGTGCCGTCCAGCCCGGTGCCTGCCTTAACCAACGCGTCGTCGATGATCGCGTTTATGCTTTTGGCGTAAGTCTTGGAACCAATCAAAGACTCATCTGGACGCAAACGCTCTAAGGCCGCGCGGGCGGCGTCATCAGCTACGATGACGGGCAAACGCCGAACTTCATCATACGGCGCGGCTAATTTGGCACGCGCCGCGTCAAAGGCAGCGCCGCCGTTGAGTTGGGTGGTCGGCGGTAAGTCCAATTCATTCAAAGCAACATCGCGGATTTTATTTTTGTTAGCCGCTGTAATTGCTTCTACGCCTTTTTCGCCTGCTACAGCAGACAGCATCCTTGGCCCTGCTGTTGGCTGGATGTCCACCGGGTTCAACGCAATGCCTAAACGCTGCGCTTCTGCCGCTGCGTCAAGTTGCGGGCCGCGAGCGTAGTCTTTTAGCGATGCCGCCTCGCGGCGCGCTTGAAGCATAGGCTCAAACGGCATCTTTGCCCCGACAACGGCGCGCTCTATAGCGGGCGCAACAGCCTGTTTAATCGCCCCCGGCAACGGTTTGGCTAACGGCGCGGCTACCGTCAGCGTGCCCATCATGTTTTCAACGTCGGGCGTAGGCACGCCCGTCGCGTTAGAAATCCATTTAGCACCTTTTTGGATGTTCTGCCCGATAAAATCTAGCAGTTGACGCCCAGACTCTTGCTGGTATTCCGGGGTATTTGACACCCCAAAAGCCTTACCAAACGGCTGCTCAACGGCGCTGACTACGCCGCGCGCAGCCGCCTGCGCCTGCTCTGGCGTGCGGCCTACGCGAGCGAGAGGGTAGGCCACTTGTTGTGCAATGGCCGGAAGCACACCACCAACAGTAACGTCAGCTAAAGACGCCGCCCCGCGCCCGAGCCGCGTAAAAAACCCTGGCGCGGGGGCCGCGTCCCATTGAACAGCAGAAAGATCAATCGCGGGCGCAGCGTCCCATTGAACTTTAGATGCGTCAATTGCCATATTCAATAGTTCCGTCGCTGTATTCAATAACCTTGCGCCCGTTTAGTGTACCCGTGCGGGCAACCGTTCGGGCACCAGGAATCCGCGCGGCGGTGCTTTCATTTGCGGCGCCGAATTTTTTAAGCGCAGGCCGGTCAAACAGCGATTTGCCGCCGTCACCTTCGTACCACGCATCTTCCGCGCCGTCGTAGGTCTTGTTGGACTTCCACCACTTGTCGTAGAAGTTGCGCTGCTCGACATCACGCTTGAGTTGCTCTTGAGCGACGGTGAGCATAAATTTATTGCCCCCAGCGGTGTTACCCAACTGCGCGCCGGTTTCCTTAATACGTTGCGCGTCAGATTCCGTTTGCGGGCCTTTCTGCTCAAGCTGCCTTTGCAGCACGGCTTGCGTAGCGTTGGCATTAAAAATTTGCGCGGTAGTGGCGTACTTTTCAGCGTCTTGAACGCCGAGCGCGCCCAGCACTTTAGCGGCAGCGGCCTGTGCCTCCGTGCCAAAGCCGGTGTTAAAGCCGTTCTCAAGAACTTTTAAGTTAGATTGAATAGCCGGTAGTGTTTTAATGGCGATACCCGCTTGATCTGAAACCGCGCCGTATTGCTTGACCAGCAACTCGCCGCGCTTTTCCTGTTCTGCTTTCGGCTGCGGCGGCAAATACACTCTTGCGCCTTCTGGTCGTCCGGCTTGTGCAATATCTCTTTTCTGCGCCACAACATTTTCCGGCAGCGGAACGTCTGCGTACGTGCCGACCGTCGTAGGCGCGCCGCCAAACGCTGGGCGCTCAATTACATCGGTCTGCCCGCCACGGTTGACTTGGAGGGTGCTAGGCTTCAGATCGCTTGCGCTTGCGCCAGATTGCGACAACACTTCGGCACGTTTTTCTGGGGTCATACGAAGCAATTCTTGAACGGTAGCTTCTGCTTCCTCCGCAGAGTACAGCTTTTCAATAACCGCGTCTTGGCCCCATGAGATTACATTTTCATCTGATGGGTTGCTTGAAAGGTTGCGCTTGAGTTTGTCAAGAAAATCATCCTGCTTCATGCGAAGATCAAGGTCTGCTTTTTTAGCCCCCGCTTGCTTCGTTCTGTAGTCCACCATTCCCTGCGGCCCGACGATCATGCCCAAACCCCGCTCAAAGTCTGGCGCGCTAGGGTCTTTGTTCGCCATGTACGACTGCAGCGCCCGACGCTGGTTCTCAGCGTCCATCGCTTGGTTGTACTGCAAATCAGCCAGCTTGTTGGCCCGCTCTTGCTGCACCAGCGCGTTGCCACGGTCAATGTAGGCGTTGTAGCCCTTCGTCATCGCGCCTTGAGTCAGGTTGGGGTCAATCACCCCGTAGTTAACTAATGCACTCATGAAAAGTAACCTTTTATTTTTGACCCAAGTTCATTAAAATCAGTATCTTCTATTGCACCAAACAATTCACCATAGTTTCCGTACTGGCTGGCCCCAATGTTGCCCCTAGCCAGATAAGCATTTGCTTGGTTCGCGCCGCCGGTCATGGCGATGTTGCCTGCGTTCGTACCATAATTCCCCGCAGCGCCAGCCAGTTGATTAGTGGCCGTCTGCCCCGCGCCTGTGATGCTTTGAAGCGGGTTCAGTTGGTTGGCGCGGTTGGTTTGGTAGCGGTTAAAAGCGTTCATGTACTCTTGCGAGCCCAAATCCTGCCCATACCGTTGCGCGGCCTTCAGCGCCCCGCCAGAGATCAAGCCGCCCCGCGCTGCTGCTTGGCGGTCTAGCGCCTTCATGCCTTCGCTCACCCGAAACGCATAGCCTGGGTCAGTCGTAAAGTCTTGCATTCCAAAGTCACGGGCGTATTTTCCGTAGTTGGCAACCGGCGCTTGATTACGAAGAAAATTGCCTTGAGGCGCGCCTTTTGACACCCAATGCTCGTAAGCTAGTTGGTCTGGGCTTTTGTCTGATGTAGGCCGCCCCGGAATAACCATGCCGTTAGGCAACCGGACACCGCCGGTTTGCTGGCTTACAAAAGTTTTGGCGTCGGGATTGGCGGCAAGATACGCGGCGGCGTTAAAATTGCCTTGTGATTGATCGTACCGTGGGCCTAGACCAAGCAACTCATTCAGACGATTTTGCGCGGCAAGACCAGATGCGCGAAACGGCGCTTGCAGTTCAAGCTGCTTGTCAAACATCTCCTTTTGGAGATCGGCTGCGTACCGTTCTGCATCCGCCGATGTTTGCGCGGCTTTTTTTACTGCTTTAGATTGCTTCTTTGCGCCTATTACGTTGCCTACCGCTTTAACTACGCCGCCCATGATGTACTCTCCAATCGAATCATATTACCGTCGCGCCCGACTTCCGTAAAACCAAAATGTTTTGCTAGGCGCAAAGACGGCAGATTGTCTTCGTAAATCTTAGCCACAAGGGTGCCGTGCTTGCGACCCATTGTACTAAGAAACTTCGTTACTTGACCACGGATGTTCCACCGCCCACGGCGCTCGGGAACTACAAACAAATCAAATTCATTGCCATCGGCGATGAACGCGCCGCCGTCAAACGGCGTGATGTCTAGATTTTCTTCGATCCACTCGCGCGTGCCATCTGCAACGTCGGTGTAATCGCAGATCACCTGCCAAACGTCATCATGTAACCTCACGCCCAGACACCCGAATGTTGATCGCGCTGGCCGTGCCAGCAAGGGTCGATATAAACGCAGACGGCGACAGCACTTGGCCGACAAGCTCAGGAAAAGTGTACACCTCAGACGGCTGCAACGTCCTGTTCTTTGTAATCAGGTTGGCGTCGCCTGCCGTACCCGCCGCCGTGACCAAGTTTACGCTAATCGTCGCGGCGCTGGCGCTGTAATTCGTTGCGGTGAACTTGTCAATGATCGTCGTCACGTTCGTTGCCGTGTACTGCCGTGTCTGCGCCGCCTCAGCGGTCTTGGCCGGAACCAAGACTTTTACTGTAACGGTCATGCGCTCACCTGAGCGGCAGCCACGAACAACTCATCCACCTGAGCGTCTGTCAAGCCAAGCATTGCTGCAAGAGCGTTGACCGTTGGGCTGGTGCGCTCCCAATCGGTGGCGTTCTCAAAGGCCAGTCGGGTGACATTGGTGCGCGGCAGGGCGTCGATGTAAACGTGGACGGTATCTAGCCAGCCACCAGCGGCGAGCGTGGCGAGTGCTTGGAAGCGCGTCACCGTTGCAGGGATGGGTGGCGGTGGGGAGACGTAGGGTTCAACAACTGCACCCTCTGGCAACGCGGACGCAATCATGGACATCCTGCTGATGCCGTCCTCGTCAAAAACTTGGGCAGCGGTGTTTGTTGCGTCGGTGTATTGATATGTTTTCACAGTTCTGCACTCCATCCAAGATAAGCATTTGAAGTGGCAGACCTCAGTTCCGCCCCTTGTCCAGCAGTTAACCCAGAAGCGACAGTTCCTACTGTCCTTACATTGTTTACATTGGACGCACTAATGGTTGGCACGGCGCTGCAAGTAATAGTTGATCCTCCAGCAGTTAAAACTGAATAATCTGTTGCAGTACCTGTTTGATCTAACACAGAAGGAGCTGCTCTCATGGTGACAGGAAATGGAGTCATTAGTGCGGAAGCAGTAGTAGTTGCAGCATAGCCTCCGGTACTAAATACGGCCGACGCAGCTGCTGGGCTTATTCTGTAATAGTATCTCTGACACAATTGCAGACTCAAACCGTATGGAATTTGCTCGAATGGACTTGAAATTGGGCCGACTTCAAGTTGCACCTGAGCAATACTGACGGTTTTGCTGGCTTGGCCGATGGAGCCTGAGCGGGTTGCAGAAGATGAACCTGAATCTAGCCAAATGTCTAATACTGTAAAACTTGTGTTTGCCGTTGTTCCAATAGTTTTGCCACTAATAGACGAAACAGTAAAAGTCTTGGTGTATTTTGTCCAAGTGGTTGTTAGTGCTTGCGACTGCCCTACTCCCGTAACCGTTGCGGATGGACTGCCACCAGTACCAAATGACTGCCAAACTTCAAACCCAATTGACGGAGTGCCGCTTGCTGCTTTGGCCCAAAATGAAACAGTTACTGTTTGCCCAGCGAGAATCCGGACATCTTCAATGGGTTGCCCAATTTTTACATAGTTTGCTGCACCAGCAACTGAAGTGACCGCAACCGTTGTAAAGTATTGCGCCCCGCCCGTGTCAAACAAAGTATCGCCAGATACAAACGATCCTTGAGTTGTGGAGAATGTGCTTCCAACGGAATCATTCTTCCACCGATCTGCAGGGCCATAGACGTTGGTAGTAACCGCAGTCGCCCCCCGCTGGAATATCCCCATATTCCCATTGATAATCTTATTCCGCAGCCCCGCCAACTGACCGCCATTGGCAGAGGCCATTTGCACGTTGCCGCTGAACGTACCAGTTGTGCCAGAAACTGCGCCGCTAAACGTGCCTGTAGTGCCAGAAACTGCGCCGGAGAACGCGCCTGACGCAGCAGTAAGAGCGCCGCTGAACGTGGCGGTTGTGCCAGAAACGGGGCCGTTAAAAACGCCGCTGTTGGTGGCATAAATGTTATCTACCGTCCAGATTAGCGCATCGTCAGCGTCGTACAACGCCAACTTGTATGGAGCGGCGGGACTTAGCCACACATTCGCTTCGCCGCGCGAGTCCAAGATGACCGGGTTGGTGTTAGCAATAGTACCGGCGTAGGTCGTGTACGTTGCCAAGGGCGTTGTGGTGCCCGCAGCGTATGAATACAGTTTCCCGCCAACCAGCGGCGTGCCGTCGCTGGCGAGGAACTGGGCTTTGGGTGCTGGCGTAAGTGCTGCGGTCATAAGAGCCTCAAGTTGCGTTCAAACCAACCCCAAGGGTTGTTGATGAGTCATTAACAAGCGAAACAATCAACTGTTTCAGTATCAGCACATCAGCCGCCAAAGCGTTGACCTTAGTGGCGATTGCGTCTGCTTGCGCTTGCGTGGTAAATCCGTAGGGGGCGACGTTTGTTGCCGCTGTGGTGACAAGGTTTGTAAACGTCGCGTTAGGAATTACGCGCGACGCCGTGGCGTAAGTCTTGGTGTACGCAGCCGCTTGTGCCACGGGGGTTGTACCAAAAAAACCTAACTGCAAAGTGGGCGTGGCGTCTTGGGTGACTTGAATAACCGTCCCCGAGTCTGCATTGAAATAAATGCTGCCGCTTGGCACTCCAAAACCAGATGCAATAGTGACATCCCCGCCCGTTCCGGTTACGGACGAACCAGCCAGCATCACAAAACTTCCTCCCGCCCCCGAAGACGCCGCTGCACCAGCGGTCAATTCAAAACTTCCACCGGAAGCAGTAGTAGAACCCAAACCAGCGGTCATGGTGAAATTGCCACCAGTACCCGTTGGGCCGCTTCCATTTCCAGAGTTAAAAGTTACTGACCCCCCAGAAACCGTCCCGTTAGCAGAGGTAAAACTTAGACTTCCCCCAGTTTGACCCGTACCTGTATTAAATGAAAAGCTGCCGCCTGTCCCCGTTCCTAACGCAGTACCGCCAGTAAATTGAAGACCGCCCCCCGCGCCGTTAGTTGCGCTGGCGTTCTTGCCCAAAAGCCGCAAGGTGCCCGCAACCGTTGCCCCCGTAGGCGCAAGCGTCTCAATGGTGGTAGTTGCCCCCGCAGGGCCAACGGTGAAGGTGTTTGTGCCTGTGTCGTAGGTAAAGTTGGCGCTTGCCCCAAACGCGCCCGCGTTGTTGTACTGAACTTGGGTAGTAGACCCGGCGGGGGCGGTTACCGGCGGCGAGGCAAACGTACCATCAGCCCGCAAGAAGTTGGCGGTGCCACCGCCGCTTGCGGGAGCCAAGCCAGCCGTTGACGAGGTAAACACCGCGTTGACTGCTGAAGTATCAACTGGCGGTGGCCCGACTTGCAAATCAGACAATGAAAAAGTGTTAGAGCCGTCGCCGGTCAACGTAAATATGTTAATGAAAAACCGATACCACTCGCGCGACATCAAGCCGGTTTTTTCATCAATGATCGGCACCCGCAGCGCGGGAATCTGAGTGATATTGTTAGGCATTGGTGCCGCTCACTTGAAGTTCAGCGCCCATGATAGCGATCTTCACCGGGTCGGTGCCAGATACTTCGTACACCCGATCACGCAGCTTAAGCGTCATGCCCAAGCGCCGCCAGAACACACGGTGGCTGAACTGACCTATCTGGCCCATGTCGGCCCAATGCTCGTTGCTCCAAGTGTGCCCGCCATCGTCCGACCACCGCAGCATAACGCGGGGTTTCATCATCTCTGTTGTGTCTATTGCGTCAAGATAGTCAAGCCCGACGCCAGACTCGCAATCAAGTTGCAATGCATGGTGCGCGGTGCGCTTGAGGTCGTTTTGCCCGGTGGGGATCGCCCGCCAAGACCGCAACCACTTCTGAATCTCACCGTTGTCGGCATAGACATCCAAATCAAGCGCGTAAATGTTGCCGTTCTCGTAGTCGCCGACAATGATTGTGCCGCCAAAGTTGCATTGGCAGTTTGACCGATGCCGGGTGAATTCACCAGCCTCAAACCCGGCACGCTCATGCCATGCAGAGGTTGCTACGTCAAACACCCATGTCGCTTCCGCAAAACTCAGCACATAAAAGGCGTGGCCTTCTTGCTGGTATGTGTAGGCCACAGCCGTTGAGATGTCGGCGTACTGGGCGATGGCGTATTCGATGGCGTGCGTGCTGACGCGCTGCGCGTTATAGCCAGCGGTGCGGTAGACAATCCCTTGGCCGCGAGCGTCGGTGCCCAACCAGAACAACGAGTTGTCCAACTTGGCAACAGAATAGGCTGCAACGCAACCGACTTCAGAAAACGCGCCTTGAATTCTGGTCAACGGAAAGTCGGCCAACCCTGCGTCGTACCAAACTTCAACCGAATCAGCCCCAAACAACCACGCTTCGCGGTTGTTGATGTTGACGGCCACCAGCCCGTCAGGCGATCCTTCCGCGCTGGCAAAATCCAGCGGATCAACGCTAGTGCCTTCAAGAAGTTCAGTAACCCAAATTCGCTGGCCGCTTGGCTCGTTAAAGACAAAGTAGCCATCCAAGTAGCCGACCGTCTTCGCGCCAGGGAAATCTATGTCGGTGATCTGCTGGAAGACGTTGGTAACTTCGTTGTAGATGTAGCTCGGGCCGTTACAGGCAAAGAAAATCTGCGTGCCGTTGTCTGCAATTGACACGGGGCCAGTACCGGACACATCGCCCAGCTTGACCGGCGTGCCGGTAGTGGAGGTCAGTTTGTAGACCTCTGTGCCCGAGACAACGTAGAAATCTGAGCCGTTAGTTTGGTGCGCCCACAATGCGCGAATTGGGCCTGTGCCAACAGTCTGAAGAAACGCCAGACCAGGCGCTCGATTAAGGAACGCAGGCTCTTTGCCGCCTTCTGGGATCACTTCTGGAAAAAGATTCACCATGCGGTTTGCCGCAGCGTTGACGCTGCGAGCCACATAACTTGAGCCCAGAATAGGCGTGTGCATTAGTATGATCCAGCATAGACGTTGAAACGCTGCCTGGTTGCCACGATTGCGTAAGGCATTGACATCACATCATCAGGGTTGTTGATGCGCTTGAGGTTACGCTTGCTGGTCATCGCAATACGCTGAACCGTCTGCGATGGCTCAACGCCAAACTCAGGTGCAATCTCGCAGGCCAAGTTGTACTTGAAACACCGCAAGTAACCCGGCGGCATATAAATCTGCGTTGCCAGCGTTGCGGGCGCAGCCAGTTGTTGCACCGAAATAAAGTGCCACTCCAAATCCCGTGTAGGCTTGGGATAGATGGTCATGGTGATGTCGGGGTGCGTCATGTTGACGAAAATCACCTGCGGGTAGGTGCTCGTCACCGTCTTGACAGCAATACCGTTGTACTGCTGTTGATTGATAAACTTGATGCCAAACGACACGTTGGTGCCTGGGTCGCGGTAATACGTCGCGTCGTCCAACAGCACAGGCCGCACGCCAACAAAGTCACCCGTGGGGCCAAGCGTTCTCTGAATCACACCAGACGGCCAAGTAAACACTTGGTCAAGGGTGTTGTAGATCATTAGACGCTCGGTAGACCAAGAGTCAATCATCTGGTTTAGCGCCGCAAGCGCATCCTGAGATGCGTCGGGGGAGGTAGTCTCGCCTTCTGCCAGAACACCCAAAAGCCGCAACGCGGCGTTGATCTGATCTCCAGCAGTCGTCATGACTACCCCTCCTTTTTACGCCGCGCCGTGGATGACTGAGAAATTGATCACCACCGCCTCAGACTGCGAGGTAGCGGTAAAGTTTCGCAGCGTGATGACTGCGGAGCCAGCCGACAGACTGCTGACGTATACAGTATACGTCGTGGTGTCTGCTACCGAGCCACCTGACACGCACAGAATCAACACGTCGTTGGTGCTGATAGTAGTGTTGGTCAGCGTGAACGACACGGCGGTGTTGCCAGCCAGAGCAGCAGCGTTCATCGTGATGCGGCCAGCCGACTTACTCAGCGTGACGCCGGTAGACTTGCTGGTTGCTTGCGTAACCGTGCCCTGTGCTGCGGCGGCGTAGCCGATTTCGCTGGTTGCGTAGACAGTTGTGCCAACCACAGATGCTGGAGTGACAGCGCCGATAGTGCCGCCATCAATGTCTTGGTCGCTAAACGCAACGCCAATTGATTTGGTATTACCCATATCTAATCCTTTGAAAAATGGGGGCCGAAGCCCCCATGAGGTTAGGCAGTCCTGTAAACCGAATACGCGCCGTCGCCGGTCTTGCGGAACCGGAACATTCCGCTAGAGGTGATTGGGAGAGCCACCGTAGCGTTGCCGCCATCAGTAAAGCCCGTACCAGAACCCATAGCCAATGCGCCCGTACCCGACGAAGTGCCGATGTTGACCACAAACAGATCAAACGTGCTGCCAACCTTTGCGGATGAAACAACAGCGTCAATCAGCGTAGCCGCTGGCAGCGTGTAGGTCTGAGCAGCAGTTGCGCCCGAGCCCACCACCAAGATGCCAGAGGTCACTTGAGCCGCCGACAGAGTAGCGGTTGCAGCCGCCGACAAAGGCGTATTTTCGTAACCGAGAAGAACTTCGCCCAGATTGCCGCTACCAACTTGGTAACCGCCTGCGCCATTTGGAAAAGCCATGATATTTGCTCCTTAGAAAAAGTTTAACCCCAGATGCGGCAGGCCATCTGTGGACGAATGGTGCTGTAGCCGTACAGAACGTCAATACGGCAAGGCATACGGTCGTTGTTGATGTCGTACTGACGAACAACGCGCAGGCTGATACCGTTATGGGTCGCACGCGCAGCCATGTCAACACCTTGCGGCAGCAAGAGGTCAGCGGTAGCGAACGTGATGGCGTCCTTGTGATAGACCAGATTTTGAGCGAACTGCGTAGAAGCAGCGCCCAAGAAGGTTACGGTCTTGCTGTTACCGGGCAGCGTGTTGACGGTCGCTAGAGCGTGCGTAGCCGAGTAGATCGGAGCCACGGTCACATCAGCAGCGCCACCAGAAGCGGTAACACTAGCCAGAGCAACGAACTGCGCCAGCGAGCCGGTGGTTTCACGGGTTTGCGGGTTGACAGCAAAGCAATCAGCCACCGTGAACACATCGCCAGCCAGAACGGTGTTCGTGCTGCCCAGACCCGTCAGGGAGATGGTCGTAGCGCCTTCAGCAGTCACAGCAGCCGAGGTGGTGCCGTTCGTGCGTGAGCCGGTGGTGTGCTGCTTGATCGACTGAGACATATTGACTTCATCGAAGCCCAGCACGCCGGTGCCCATCATGCCGTTGCGGAACTGCTTGCTGACCGTATCGGTTGGGTTGAACAAGCCCTTCATGCCCTCGACCAAGGCGGCGTTGGCCGCAGGGTTGACGGTAGCGTAACGTGGCGACATAACCGCTGCGTTCTCGTTAAGCTTCTGTTGCGCTTGCAGCAGAACCAGCGAGGTGCCGGGGGTCGTGCCCGGGGTGCCGACGCTGTTGCCGATGGTCTTGTAGGCGTTAGCCACATCAGCGTCGATGCTGGAGGCCAACTGGCTAATACGAGGCTTCAGCACGCGGTCTGCAAAGTCGTCAAGCTGCATCGTCAGTTCGGCGCTGGTGAAGTTCACGCCGATGTGCTTTTGGTTGCTCACAGACAGGGTGGTGAACTGCTCGTTGTCGTCCTGAACTTGCAGGGCAGCCCCGTCCGTTACCAGAGCGCGGTCTGGCAGGCGGATACGCAGGGTCGAGCCGATCTTGGCACCTTCAACAGCAAAGCTGTCGTCGTACTGACGGTTCACGTTACGGGTAAGAACAAGGTTGTTTTCGAGAATCTCAAGCGCCTTGCGCGTGATCATGTCGATGGTAAGAATCGAATTAGCCACAATAATTTCCTTATGAAGTTAGTAACGGTTACGCTCAAGTTTCTTCATCTGCCTAGCCCTGTCAGCAATGATCCACTCGCTTGCGCTCATGGTCTTTACTGATCGAGGATCGGTAGTGTCGTAACTAGGCGCACCAGAAGAACGTGCGGTAACCGGCGCAATCGGGGTTGGTGCGCTGGTCGTTTTCTTGACAACGGGATTATCAGCCAATTTGGCTTCAAGTTTCCCGATTTCTTTGGCCTGCAAGATAGGCTGCAACTTGGAAATACGATCTGCCTCTTTGGGGTTTGCCCCCAAGAAATAAGCCACATCAGGGCCAATTTCAGATGCTTGGATTGACTGAGCCATTACTTCAGTAATCCGAAGGTTGGGGTTGTACGCAACTTGCTCGAAGTCCTCGTACTTGTCCCGTGCTTCTTCTTCCCTGTCGCGGTAGCTCTCAAGAGTTTCTGACTGCTGTTTTTGCACCTCACGTTCACGGATAATCTGCTCGGCCTTTTGATAGGCCAACGCCTCGGCGTAAGCCTCTGGCGTGTCAGCGTTTTCCGGTAACGGGGTAGGTGCCTGCTTTGCAGCAAACTCTCGTCCCATCTTGCGGCGTTCTCTTGCGAGACGCTTGCCGAATTCAGCGTTCAGTTCTTCCTGCGTGAACAGTTTCTCTGAGGGCGCTTCATCAGCTACTTCCGGCGTTTGGTCTTCTGGCTCAGGCGCTGC